TGGTGTATCAAGTTCAGCTGACGCTAGTTAATAAATAATTTGTGGGGCTTCGGCCCCACATAAATTTAACGGAGATTAAAATATGAAATCAGATGTAAAAGCAGTAAGAGTTACAGGTACTGGTGCAGTTTTTGCTGGAAGAACTAGATTAAGAGGAATGATCTTAGCTTCTAATGGTGGTGGCGCTGGAACTATAATCTTACAAGACAATACTGATAGTACAACTTTATTCCAAGGAGACTGTCCAACAGGAGATGTCTTTGCGTTTAATATTCCAGAAGATGGAATTCTTTTTCCAGGTGGAATGAAAGTTTCAACTATTACTAATATTGCAGGTGCAACATTTTTAATAGACAAGTAGGAGGCTAAATGGCTAACACTACTTCGGGTACAACAATTTTTGAAAAAGGATTTTCTATTTCTGATATTGTCGAAGAGGCGTATGAGAGATTAGGAATACAAGGTGTATCTGGTTATCAGTTAAAGTCTGCAAGAAGATCTTTAAATATATTATTTCAAGAATGGGCCAATAGAGGTTTACATTATTGGGAAGTTGCAAATAATAATATTACATTAGTTGCAGATCAAGCAGAATACACAATGTTTAGATCAACAACAGATGGCACTTCAAGTACTACAGCTGTATATGGTGTTGATGATGTATTAGAAGCATCTTACAGAAACTCTAATGTAGATACACCACTTACAAAAATAAACAGATCTCAGTATCAAGCTTTATCAAACAAAACATCTACAGGAACACCTTCACAATATTTTGTTCAAAGATTTATAGATAAAATTACAATAACTTTATATCTAACACCTGGGTCTAATGAAGCAGGTAAGTTTTTAAATTATTATTACGTAAAAAGAATTCAAGATGCAGGAGATTATACTAACGATGCAGATGTACCATATAGATTTGTACCATGTATGACTGCAGGTTTAGCTTATTATCTTGCAATTAAAAATGCACCAGACAGAGTTCAAATGCTAAAGATGTTATATGAAGATGAATTACAAAGAGCACTAGCTGAAGATGGTTCATCATCTAGCACTTATATCAGTCCTAAAGTTTACTATCCGGAGTCTTAATGTCTAATCTTTCTTCAGGTAAATATGCAAAATTTATTTCAGACAGATCAGGACAAGAGTTTCCGTATTCTGAAATGGTGATTGAATGGAATGGTGCAAGAGTACATATCTCTGAGTTTGAAAAAAAACATCCACAACTAGAACCAAAACCACATAGCGCAGATCCACAAGGTTTATTGAATGCAAGGCCTGCAAGAACTGAGCCTGCTGTTGCAAGAGTGCTAACTCTAAACCCATTCAAAATTACAAACGGCTCTACAACTGTAACTGTGTTTGAAGAGAATCATGGTAGATCTACATCTGATGTAGTTAGATTTAGAAATGGTGAAGGTAATTTTGGTATAACAACTGCGGATATAAATAAATCTGCGGGATTTACAATTACCAAAGTTGATGCTAATAATTATACATTCGTAGCTGCAGGAACAGCAACTGCAAATACTAATATCGGAGGAGGAGAAATATCGGCTGGTCCGGTTACACTATCACCATAATGGCATACACACTTACAAATTTACAAGACGATATTAGAAACTACACAGAAGTAGATAGTTCTGTTTTGTCAACAGCTGTATTAAATACAATAATTAAAAACGCTGAAAATAGAATTTATAGAGAAGTAGACTCTGATGATAACAGATTCTATGCTACATCAAACTTACAATCTGGAAACAGATACGTTACAATTCCATCTGATCTTAGATCAATTAGATATGTTCAGTTAAAAGATGCGTCTAACAACCAAGTATTTTTAGAAAAAAGAGACACTAGTTTTATGACAGAATACTATAATACACCTAGCACAGCTAGTGGATTACCTAAATATTATGCTAATTGGGACGCTAATTTTTGGGTGGTAGCGCCTACACCAAACGCTACATTTGAAATTACTTTGGCGTATGTCAAACAACCAGATACTATAACCTCTGGAACACCAAGTACCGCAGGGACTTATGTTTCAAATAAATATCAAGATTTACTTTTGTACGCATGTCTGGTAGAAGCATATGGATACTTGAAAGGTCCACCGGATCTGTTACAATACTATGAACAGTCATATCAAAGGGCTGCAAAATCGTACTCTATCGAACAAGAAGGTAGAAGACGTAGAGATGAATGGCAAGATGGCGCTATTCGTTCTCAGATTAAATCGCCATCACCATAAGGAGAAAATATAAATGGCTAATGTAGTACCTGACTCTTTTAAAACAGACCTGTTAAAAGGAACGTTTAATTTTGATTCCTCTGGTGGATCAACTTTTAAACTGGCTCTTTACACAGATATATCTGGCTTAACAACAGCAACAACTGCTTTCACTGCAACTAACGAAGTAGGAACATCTGGAACAAACTATACTTCAGGTGGAAATTCTTTAACTAACAATGGTGTAGCAGTATCAAGTAATATTGCATATGTAGACTTTGCAGATTTAACTTTTTCATCTGTAACTTTGTCTGCTGTTGGAGCACTGATTTATAAGAGTAGTAGCGGTAACGAAGCTGTATTAGTTCTAGATTTTGGCGGAACAAAAACTGCAACAAACGGAGATTTCGTTGTTCAGTTTCCAACTGCTAACTCTTCTAGCGCTATTATTAGACTTGGCGACGCGTAATAAAATTTGGAGTAGTAATGGCTTTAATAGTTAACGATAGAGTTAAAGAAACAAGTACAACTACTGGAACAGGAACTATTAACCTTGCTGGAGCAGAACAAGGTTATGAAACTTTTGTTTCAGGAATTGGAACTACGAATACAACTTTCTATGCAATAGAAAATAATTCTGCAGGAGAGTTTGAGGTAGGTATTGGTACAGTTACTGATGCCTCTCCTGATACTTTATCAAGAGATACAGTTATCTCATCATCGAATAGTGATAGCAAAGTAGATTTTGCAGCAGGTACTAAAAATGTATTTTGTACACTACCCGCATCGAGAGCTATGTCTCCATCTATGACAGCCACAGATTATTTAGTTACACATGCTACAACTCTTTCACAAGATCAAACAATTGCATCTGGAGTATTAGCAGGACCAGTTACAGTAACTGGAACACAAACTATAACAGGAACGGTAGTAGTAATTTAATGAGTAAGATAGAAGTAGATCAGATAACACAACAATCCGGCACAACTTTAACAGTTGGTGGTGGAGCTTGTAAAACTGCAACTGTAGATGCAACAACTGTAACTATCGGTAGATCAGGAGGTACAGTTTCACTAGCTAGTGGAGCTACTCAATCAGGTTTTGGTAGGTCAGGTTCAGTTGATTGGCAAACAACACCAAAAACTTCAACATTTACAGCAGCTAGTGGAGAAGGTTATTTTGTAGATACAGCAACTAGTGGAGCTGTAACTGTAAATTTACCTGCTGGATCAGCAGGAGCAATTGTTGCTATAGCAGATTATGCTAGAAATTTTGCAACTGCAAACTGCACAGTTTCTCCGAATGGTTCAGAAAAAATTGGTGGTGTTGCTGCAGGTGCAACTTTAAGTGATGTAGGACAAGCGGTAACTTTAGTTTATATTGATTCTACTCAAGGTTGGATTAATGTTCAAAATGCAACTTCTACAGAAACAGGTATTAGTCCATATGTTACAGCAACTGGAGGAACTATATCTAATTCAGGTAATTTTAGAATTCATACATTTACAGGTCCAGGAACTTTTTGTGTAACTTCTGGAGGCTCTGCTGCTCCAGGTAGTGGAACAGGATCTAATTTAATAGACTATATTGTGGTCGCTGGTGGCGGAGGATCTGGTGGTAATTACAAACATATTCAAGGTGGCGGTGGAGGAGGAGCTGGAGGCTTTAGAGCTTCGCCCGGCACTGCTTCGGGATGTTATACAGCATCTCCATTGGGAGCAGCACCTGCTGTTTCTTTACCAGCACCAGTTGCAGCTTATCCAATTACTATTGGTGCGGGAGGATCTGGTGGAACTAAAAATGGTTGTACTGCAGCAACATCAGGAAATAATTCAGTAGCAACTTTATCAACAACAATAACAGCTGCTGGTGGTGGTGGCGGTGGAAACCCTAGCAGTGGTCCTAATTCTTCAACAGGTTTTAATGGCGGTTCTGGAGGTGGTGGAGCTGGTGTTGGTGGATCAGCTGGATCAGGAAATACTCCACCAACAAATCCATCACAAGGAAATGCTGGAGGTGGCGGTGCACCAGGAGGAGCTACATTAGGTGGTTCTGGAGGTGGTGCAACAGGTGCAGGAAGCACAAGTCCAAATCCAGGAACTACTCCAACTGCAACCACTGGAGGAACAGGAGCTACATCTTGTATATCAGCTTCACCTGTAACTTATTCAACTGGTGGATTTTACACTCCATTTAATCCTAGTTCTTGGTCAGCAGGATCAAATGCAGCAGCAAATACAGGAGACGGAGGAGATAGTCAAAACGCAGCTCCAAGTCCATTAACACCAGACCCAGCAGGATACGCTGGATTGAATGGTGGATCCGGTGTAGTAATAATAAGGTATAAATATCAGAATTAATTATGACAAGTACAATTAAAGTAAATACAATACAAAACCAATGTGGAGCAGACATTATAAAAGAATCTGGTAACACGATAACTATTGGTGCATCGGGAGATACAGTAACTTTAGCATCAGGTGCAAGTCAGACAGGATTTGGTAGAGAGGGTTCTGTTGATTGGCAGACAGGTTCAATTAAAACGGCTACATTTACTGCAGCGAGTGGCGAAGGTTATTTTATAAATCAAAGTAGTGCAATTACAGCAAACTTACCCGCAGGATCAGCAGGCGCAATCGTTGCTTTTGCTGATTATGCTAGAAATTTTAATACATATAATTTAACAATAACACCCAATGGTTCTCAAAAAATTGGTGGAAATGCTGGTAGTACAAGTTTAAGTGTAGATGGAGAAGCAGCAACTTTTGTATATGTGGATGATACAAAAGGTTGGATTAATGTTCAGAATGCAGATGATACAAAAATAGGATCAACATTTATAACTGCGACTGGTGGAACAATAACAACAGTTTGTACAAATTTTAAAGTTCACACATTTACTTCACCAGGAACTTTTTGTGTTTCAGCGGGAGCAGGTCCTTTAGCTATAGTAGATTATGAAGTAGTAGGAGGAGGTGGTGGATCTAGTGTTGGTGGCGGTGGCGGTGGTGGCTATAGAGCCGCTAAAACAGGAGGTAATGGTACGTATACTGCAAGTCCTTTATCAAATCCAACCGGTGTTCCAGTATCAGCTGGCGCAATTCCTATAACCGTGGGTGGTGGAGGAGCAAAATCTAGTGGTTCAAATTGCATAGCAAGTCAAGGAAGTTCTTCAATTTTTTCAACAATAACATCAGCTGGTGGTGGCGGTGGTGCAAATTATAATGGTAATCCAAGTTCAAATTCAAATAGTGTAGGTGGTCCAGGAGGTTCAGGAGGTGGTGGAGGTGCTTTTAATAATCCAAGTAATACAGAACCTGGTGGTACAGGTAATACACCTCCAGTTAGTCCAGCTCAAGGCACTAATGGAGGAGAAGGAAGTTATAATGCTCCAACTCACACTGCTGGTGGTGGTGGTGGCGGTGCTTCAGCTGTTGGTGCTAATGCACCTGCAGGAGGATCTCCAACTTCAAGTGGTGGTGGAGGTGTAGGTGGAGCAGGAGTTACAAACAATATTACAGCATCACCTGTTGCAAGATCTGGTGGTGGAGGCGGTGGAGTAAATACAACAGGATCAACAGGACCTTTTGCTGGAGGAACTGGTGGAGGAGGAGCAGGAGTATCTCCAGGTTCATCTCCAAATTGTGGGGCTGCAGGGACGGTTAATACTGGTGGTGGTGGTGGAGGTGGTTCTCCAGGTCCTTCTAAAGGTGCAGCTGGCGGTTCAGGTATAGTAATAATAAGGTATAAATTTCAATAGGTAAATTATGAGTGAAGTAAAAGTAAATAAAATTAGTCCAAGAACAAATTGTGGTACAGTTCAGTTAGGAGATAGTGGTGACACTATTACAATTCCTGCTGGTGCAACAATTACAAATAGTGGAACACAAACAGGATTTGGCAAAACTGGTGCTGTTGATTTTGTTACAACAGCTAAAACATCAAATTTTAATGCAACAGCTGGTGAAGGTTATTTTGTTAATACGACAGGTGGAGCAGTTACTGTAACACTACCAGGTTCACCAAGTGCAGGTGATATGATAGTTGTTTCAGATTACAACAGCACAGCATCGACTAACAATATTACAATAAATAGAAATTCAAATAAAATAAATGGTGCAACAGAGGATATTGTAATCTCAAAAGCAAATTCAGCAATTCAATTAGTTTATGTAGATGCAACAACTGGTTTTCAAAGTGTTGCTACAGCAAATACTACTGACGTAGCTGCACAAAGATTAACAGCTACGGGCGGTACAATAACAACATCTGGTGATTACAAAATTCATACATTTACAGGACCAGGAACTTTTTGTGTATCTGCAATATCTGAGACCACATCTGAAAATACAGTAGATTATTTAGTAGTAGCTGGTGGTGGCGGTGGCGGTGCAGGATGTGGAGCAGGTGGCGGCGGAGGAGCAGGTGGTTTTAGATTTTTTGCAAATCCATCAACTAATCCTCAAAGTGGTAAGCCTGGTTCACCAAGAAATGCACCTGCAGGTATTGCAGTTACAGCTACAGCTTTTCCAATAACAGTTGGAGCAGGTGGTGGCGGAGGTCACGCACCAAACTCTCCGAGTGGAAATGGAGATAATGGTAGTAATTCAAGTTTTAGTACAATTACATCACACGGTGGTGGTTTTGGAACTGGTGGTAATATGGGTTCTCCTAATAACGCTGGATCAGGTGGATCAGGTGGTGGACCTGCAAGAAATAGAGGAAGCACAGCTAGTGGAAATACTCCACCTGTAAGTCCACCTCAAGGTAGTGCAGGAGGAGACGGTAGTAATGGTTTAGGTGGTGATGGAGGTGGTGGAGCTATGGGTATTGGTGGAGATAATGGACCTTTACCAGCACCTTCTTCAGGTTTTGGTGGAACTGGTGGAGCAGGAGCAGGTATTGTAGGTTTTGGTGCGTCTAATGGAGAATGCTCAAGCTGTATACAATATTTTTCTGGTGGAGGAGGAGGTGGTACATTTAACTGTGCAACAGATACTCCAGCACCTAGTCCAGCATCAAACGCACAAGGTGGTATTGGTGGAGGTGGTCCAGGTGCAATGGCACCAGATCATCCAGGAAGTTATAATAATCCTGCAGGACCTACAAATAAACAATTTGGTGCAACTGGAACTGCTAACACCGGAGGTGGTGGAGGTGGAGGTGGAGAATCTCCAACAACAAATAATCCACCAAGTAATGATGGTGAAGGTGGTGCAGGTGGTTCAGGAATAGTAGTAATAAGGTATAAATTTCAATAGTTGAATGATAATTAAAATTAATATATAAGGAGAAACATTATGGCACATTTTGCAAAACTAGGAGCTAACGGAAAAGTTATTCAGGTATTAACACTTGATAACAAAGACATGAAAAACGCCGATGGTGTTGAGGATGAATCAGTAGGTCAACAATATTTAGAAACACATAACAACTGGCCTGCACAAATGTGGATTCAAACATCTTACAATACATCACAAAACAAACATAATTCAGGTGACAATGAAAAAGCATTTAGAGGAAACTATGCAGGTATTGGTTATGAATGGGATGAAGATAATAATATTTTTTGGCCTAAAAAACCATATGCTTCTTGGGTAAAAAATACAACGGATGCTAGATGGCAATCACCAATTGGTGATGCTCCTGAATTAACTGCAGAACAACAATCACAAAACGAAGCTAACACTCATATATGGAGTTATGTTTGGAATGAATCAGGCCAATCTTGGGACTTGACAGATCTAAAAGTATAAATTAAAAATGGTGGTGGTATGCAGAAGAAAGTATTAACAGAGCAAGCTCTATATTACGGTGATGTAGCAATGCCTAAAGATTGGGACATTGACCGAGATAAATTATCAGGTGATATTTTACAATCAGTAATTCAAAACAAAGATTTTCCATTCTCAAGAACTTGGGATATGTTAAGCACCTATATGCGAGATCATATAAATTTAAATTATGGTTTTACTTTAGTTAACAAAGAAACGTGGGGAAATATTTATAAACCTCAAGAGATTACAATTCCTTTATTAAATATAGATCCAGTAGATCTACGCAACTCACCAGATTATACATTACTCTATGGTGTCAAAGTTAAAGATTGTATGGTCAGAATACACTATGAAGATAACAGACGTAAAGGTAGATCTTGGGATATACCACTTAAAAACAATATGTTTATTATGTTTCCATCAACTAATATGTATTACTTAACTAATAATCAAAAGGATAGTTTAAATTTTGTGCAAACAATAACTTATGAATATATCTAATTACTACTGGTATTTTAATAGTGCACTTACACCAAAATTCTGTGATGATGTGATACAATATGCATTACAACAAAAAGAAGTATTAGCTAGAACTGGTGGTTTTGACCAAGAAAAATTAACTAAAGAAGATGTAAAAAATATACAGAAAAAAAGAAAATCAGATTTAGTATGGTTAAATGATACTTGGATATATAAAGAATTACATCCGTATGTGCGTGAAGCAAATAAAAATGCTGGTTGGAATTTTGATTGGGAAAGAAGTGAGTCTTGTCAATTTACAAAATATAAATTAAATCAATATTACGATTGGCATTGTGATGGTTGGAATAAACCTTATGATAAACCAAATACACCCGAACATGGATTAATAAGAAAATTATCCATGACCTGTCAATTAACAGATGGTTCAGAATATAAAGGTGGTGAATTAGAATTTGATTTTAGAAACTATGACCCACATATGCGAGACGAATTAAAACACAGAGTGCAATGTAAAGAGATATTACCAAAAGGATCTATTATTGTTTTTCCTTCTCATATTTGGCACAGAGTTAAACCAGTAACAGCAGGCATAAGATATAGTCTTGTTGTATGGCATTTAGGGAGGCCTTTTAAATAATGTTTATAAATAGTTATTTTCCAACTGTAATATGGAGTGAAGAAAAACCAGATTTTATTAAATCATTAAACAAAGCAAGTAACAAGTATATTAGTGATGCTCGTAAAAGAAATAAAGAACATATAAAAAATTTTGGTGACTTTGGTACATCATATCACTCAACACCACTTACAGCTGACAATGATTTTTTAGATTTTAAAAATTACATTGGTCAAAAATCTTGGGAATATTTAGATCATCAAGGTTATGATATGCAACAATATACAACCATGTTTTCTGAAATGTGGGTACAAGAGTTTGCTAAAAAAGGTGGTGGACATCATTCAGCGCACATACATTGGAATCAACAAATATCCGGTTTTTATTTTTTAAAATGCAGTGATAAAACATCCTATCCAATCTTTCACGAACCAAAGACTGGTGCAAGATGTACAAAGTTAAAAATGAAACCAAACTTAGAAGGTGTATGGGCAGGTCATGAACAATTTCATATGCGACCAAAACCAGGAACATTAATTATATTTCCAGGTTATTTAGAGCATGAATTTGCTGTTGATTACGGCAAAGAACCTTTTAGATTCATACACTGGAATATACAAGCAGTGCCAAAAGAGATGGCAAAGGATGTTTAAAGTAAAAAATAATTTTTTTAAAAAAAATGAATTTAATAAAATGAAATATATAGTTACACACCCTAACTTTAATTGGTTTTTACAACACGGAGTTTTAAGAAATGAAAACAATATTTATTTTAGTCATATTTTTTATGACAACATAGAAATAAAAAGTCCTTTTTACAAAGACATTATAATACCGTTTATTGATAAATTAAATATTAAAAAATTGTTAAGATCAAAATTAAATTTATATCCTAAAACACATAAACAAATTGTTCACGGTTTTCACACAGATAGAACAGATAAACACAATGTTGCTTTATTTTATTTTAATACAAACAATGGTCAAACTTTATTTAAAAATAAAAAAATTAATTCAAAAGAAAATAAAGTTGTAATTTTTGATGGTTCTTTAGAACATTCTAGCACAACTTGTACAGATCAAAATTATAGAATTACTTTAAATATAAATTATGAGTTTTAAAAAAAATAAATACACAGTTATTAGAAAAGCAATATCAGAAGATTTAGCTGCATTTGTTGCCAATTATTTTTTAATGCAAAAACAAGTTTATGATACTTGTAAACAAGCAAGATACTTTTCGCCCTTTGAAAATATTATAGGATATTATGAAGGTGAGAATGAACAGATACCAAACACATACTCTCAATATGCTAATATGGCTATGGAAACTTTATTACTTAAATGTCAACCAGGTATGGAAAAAGCAACGGGATTAAAATTATATCCTGCATACACATATGCTAGAATCTATAAAAAAGGTGATGAACTTAAAAGACACAAAGATAGATTTAGTTGTGAGATATCAACTACTATGAATCTTGCTGGTGATGATTGGCCTATATATCTGGAGCCATCAGGAGAAGTAGGTAAAAAAGGTGTCAAAGTAGATCTTAAACAAGGGGATATGCTAGTTTATTCTGGCTGTGAGCTAGAGCATTGGAGAGAAAAATTCAAAGGCAAAGAATGCGTACAAGTTTTTCTGCATTATAACAATCGTAAAACACCTGGAGCGAGGGATAACATGTTTGACAAGCGTCCACATTTAGGTCTTCCTTCTTGGTTTAAACGATGATATAATTCTTAGATGGGGGCTGTGTCACCACCACATACCACACAGCTCCCTTTTAAGGATTATATATTATGTTTTTTGGCGGAACTACCTTTGCAGGAGCACCTTTTGGAGATTCAGGATTTAACCCTAATGCGTTTGTAAACGTAACCGGGAATAGAATTAATGCTAACACAGGTACAGTAGGTTTAGTAGGTAATGCTAATTTAAGTGTTACTGGTAATAGACTTAATTTTACTATTGGTAATGTAACTATTATTGAAGGTACAGGTGTTATTGTATCTCCTGATGGTAGCCGTATTAATGTATCTAGCGGTGATCCAACTATTGTTGCAAAAGCTGTAACAGCTTTAACAGGATCAAGAGTAAATTTAAATACAGGCACACCTACATTTGCATTTAAATATCCTGTATCAGGATCTGGAATAGAAGCAGACACAGGAAGTGTTACAACGGTTGGTAAGGCAACTATATTACCAAACGGATCTAGAGTCGATATTAGTACAGGGTCAGTTACAATATCTGCAGATGCAAATCTTTCAGTAACAGGAAACAGAGTAGATGTAGAAATAGGTAATGTTACAACCAAAGCAAATGCAACTGTAACAGTAACTACAAACAGACAAAATTTATCAACAGGAACTGTAACCATTGTAGCAAAAGCAACAGTTACACCAGATGGTAGTAGAATAAATGTTGCAGATGGTTCTGTATTAATTAAAAAATGGGATGGTATTGTACCAGGAGCAAGTATGACTTGGGAACCTGTACAAACATCATTAGGATAAAATTATGTTATTTGGAGCAACACCCTTTGCAAACTCACCATTCGCTGATCCAGGCGGCGTAACAGTCTTTGTTGCCTTAACAGGAAATAGGGTAAATGTAAGCACAGGAACTGTAGGTATATCTGCTTCTGCAAGAGTATTACCAGGAGGTTCTGAGATAGAGATATCTGTAGGTAATGTTGTTGTTAAAATAGGACAAACAGTAGGTGTAACAGGGGTAAGAATAAACCTTGCAACTGGTACCGCTTCTGTGATATCATGGAACCCGATAG